ATTTGAGCAGGCATCACGAACTCACGCAGTCCTATTCGTTCCTATCCGCTACGAAGTTGAACAGCAAGGTATGGGAAACTACCTGCCGTGAAGTCGTTTGGCTTGCAACGGGTTTCTTTGTGGATTCGCATAAGTGGGACAAGAAGTGGATGGCGAAGACGGAACAAAAGGGTGGCGGTCCCGCTCTATTAAAGGGCAGGTTTACCGACATTCCGTCTGCGATAGACACCATTGAAAAATGCCTGGACTATGTGGAAAACGCCCACAGGACTAGCGGGTATTGGTTCCCGCCCCTGGAAAACGGAAAGATACCCCGCAAGTCGCTTGCGTCCTTTATCTGCTCGCAGACAAAGGCGGGCACTGAATGGAGTCCGTTTTGCGAAGTGCTTTGGGAAATGAACAAGGACACCGCCATTAAATCGTCGCTCCCGAAGTTGGCTATCAATGCTGCGGAACTCGCCATAAAGGATTCGGAATACCTGCGGGGTATGCCGTCGTCTTCTATGGCGAACTATTGGAATGGCGTTAAAAAATTCGTGGATTGGTATTATGCCAATCGTGATATGCTTATGTCTGTCGTGGATAACAGGGTCCGTCTAGCCGACGTTGGTATGGCTGTGACGCTTGTCAAGGAATGGAACGCTTCTGCAAATGGCAAGGTGCTTCCCGTGTCCTTTATCTACCCTGGCAGCGACAGGTGGTTCCGTTTCGTGCAGTGGTGCAAGACGAACCGAAATGTGACAATCCCCGATTATAGGAATGGTTGAGTATGAGTTATGACCTTATGGGTATGATGAACAGAATGGGTCGTGCCCCTACGCCCATTGAGCCGATTGCAGGCGTTAAATACGTTGCTGAATTTACAAAGGTTGACAAGACGGTTGTAGCCCTTACCTGGTTTACACATAACAAGGATGCCTGGAAAGCCATTCTTGAAGCCGTCCGAAAACTCCCCGAACGTTCTTACAATGCTGCCACGAAAAAGTGGGAAGTTCCCTGGACGGGTGAAACGAAGACCTGGATGGAAGCGTCGGGTTGGAAAGACCCCCCGAAAGAAAAGGACCCAAACGAAAAGCGGGAAGACCCCCGTATCAAGCAAAAAGCGAAAATTGACGCTACGAAGTTGGACCCCGAAGGCACCCTTATTCCTGGGCTGCGTCCATACCAAATTGATTTCTTGAAGTTCGCCCAAATCCGTCACGGCAGGCTTGCCCTCGGTGACGAAATGGGCTGTGTCTGTGGCGATATGACGGTGCAAGTCCGTAAGGACGGCAAGGACCGCAAAATCAGCCTGGAAACCTTGTATCGGGAATTTTCCAAGAGCAAGGAAACAGCCGATTGGAGTATTCTTTGCTACTGCCCCGACTATATGTATGATATGCCCTATGGCGAAGTCGTTGACGTTATCCAAAGCGGTATCAAGCGTTGTGTCCACGCAACCCTTGAAGACGACACCTACCTTATTGCCACGTCCGACCACAAGGTTCTTACTGACAACGGGTGGACCGAACTCAAAGATACCTTGAACGCCTACATTGAAGTTGAGAAGAACGGCAGGACCTCTATGGAACGTGTCGTGTCTATCACGTCCGCAGGAATGCGAATGACTTACGACGTAAAGGTGCTGAATTACGGGAACTTTGTTGCAAACCACGTTATCGTTCATAACTGCGGTAAGACGGTGGAAGCCTTGTCCTGGATGGTCTATGCGAATGCCTATCCCGCACTTTACGTCGTGAACGCCCCGACCAAACTTCAATGGCAGGGTGCCTATCGCAAATGGGTCGGAGCCACAAAGAAGCATTACCCCGACGTGGACGTGTTGGGCGGTCGTAAACCTTACAGGCTGACCCGTGACAAGAGTTATATCATAAATTGGGATATTCTAGCGGATTGGAAGGACGAACTCGCAAAGGTCGGGTTCCGTCTGCTTGTAGGCGACGAAGTGCAGGCTATCGGCAACCCCGAATCCCAAAGGGCTGCTGCATTCAAGGAACTCTCCGAAATTATCCCGCACGTTATCGGTATGAGCGGAACCCCCGCTATGTCAAAGCCGTTGCAGTTTTGGACCCTGCTTTCTATAGTTGAGCCGTCCAAGTTCAAGAACTACTACGTGTATAGGAACCGCTACTGCGACCCGCAGCAGGACGCTTACGGCACGAAATACAATGGTGCGTCCAACGTGGAAGAACTTCACGAACTGCTAGTTAATTGTATGCTCCGCAGAACAAAGAGCGAAGTTATGAAGGACCTGCCCCCGAAAGTTATGGAAGTGGTCCCGCTTGAAGTGGACGCTGCGGGCTTGGACGATTACTACGAAGAAGAACGCTCCACATTCTCCGAAGATACCGTCAAGGGCGAAAAGGAAAGTGCAAGAAACAAGGTTGCCCACCTGCTCCGAACCGCCTACGCTCTCAAAGAAAAGTCTATGTTGTTGTGGATTGAAGACTTCCTGGAATCGGGTAAGAAGTTGCTGCTTTTCGCTTGGCACCGCTCCGTCGTGGAAGTCCTTTACGATACGCTCAAAGAATACCACCCTGCCATTATCTATGGTGGTATGACTACGAACGAACGTGAAGAAGCCCGTAAGAAGTTCATTGAAGACCCGAAATGCCGTGTAATCGTCGCCAATATCCAGGCGGGCGGTGTCGGTATTGACGGCTTCCAGGAAGTCTGCTCCGACGTGGCTTTTGCCGAATTTTCGCACACCCCGAACTATCATAGGCAGGCAGAAGACCGCCTGCACCGCAGCGGGCAGAAAACGTCGGTCACTTCTTACTATCTTGTAGCACCTGGAACGGTGGATATGGACGCTATTGAAGTCCTGGACGCTAGGGCGAAAATGCTTGATGGCGTGTTGGACGGCAAGGAAACCGCTACGACTGACTTGCTTACGGAACTCTTGGAACGCAGGGGTGCCAGGTTTGGTCGCTAACCGACTATATATCTAACGAGGATAAGTTTTAATGCTCCAACGTGTAAAAGTAGATATTAGTGAAGAACGTAGGCTTTTGGCAAATATGATTATGTCCACGCCCCTTTTGGCTAAATGCCGAAAGTCGTGCGACCCAATCCTGTTTGAAAGCAATATGGGTAAAATTGTTTCGTCGTGGGTCTTGACTTTCTATGACCGCTATGGCGAAGCCCCCAAAGAAGCAATTAGCGATATTTATGCAAATAGGGTGTCGGAACTGAAAGAAGCCGACGGGGATATGGTCAAGGCGTTCCTTGACACTGCGTCCGACGAATGGATGCCGACAAACGAATCCCTGGCTACCGACAACGCTATCAAGTATTTCCAAAAACGTTCGCTCGCCCTGCTTACCGAAAAGTTGAACCGCTCCGTCCAAAGCGGTGATGTGTCTAGCGGGTATCACGCTATTGCGGACTTTACGAAACCCGACGTGCGACAGGCACAGGTAGTGAACCTGTTTAGGGACGCTTCCATTATTGCCAACGCATTTGAGAACGACGAAGAAGAAATCTTCACAATGCCTGGTGTCCTGGGTAGCGTAATCGGTCCGTTTATCCAGGAAGATTTCGTTGCCGTTATCGGTCCCCCGAAAAGCGGTAAAACCTGGTGGCTTATGACTATTGCGGTCCAGGCTGCTTTGCAGGGTAAGCACGTCCTTTACGTGTCCCTGGAAATGTCCGAAAAGCAGGTTGTCCGTCGTTTTTGGCAAATGCTTACGGGTTCGTCCCGCTATGGCGAAGAACTGCATTACCCCGTTATGGTCTATGACGACGAGGGCAACGCTCAACTTGCAGACGTTAGCGAGCCGTCGCATAGAGTGGACGCAAGCCTGGAGGGTATTGAAAAGGCTCAAAGGGCATTCCGCAAGATTACCCGCAACGACAAGTTTGAACTGCGAACGTTCCCGACGGGAACCCTGTCTGTAAAGGGTCTTGAAGCCGAACTGAAAGATATGGAAGTTTACAGCGGGTGGGCACCCGAAGTAATTTGCGTTGACTATGCCGACATTATGGACCTTGGACCTGGCAGCGACGAACGTGAAAAGATTAACCGCTGTTGGAAAGCCCTACGTGGTCTTGCAAGCACCCGCAAATGTATGGTTGCTACCGTGTCGCAGACGGGTCGTGCAACCGTCGGTGGCGAGCAGGACGCAGCCGAAAACCAGGTGTCCGAAGATATTCGTAAGGTCGCCCACGTGACGAAGATGATTACGATTAACCATACGCCTGCGGAAAAGAAGCGTGGCATTACCCGACTAGCCTGCAACACCACCCGTGATGGTGCCCCCGTCCAGGATTCTGTTGTCTGCACAACCTGTCTTGCAATCGGCAGACCTTATATGGAATGCGAATTGTTGTCCCGTGTGGATATGAGCCAGGAAGAACAATGGGACGGCAGCGAAGACGACGAAAACAATATGCCCGCCAAACGGTCGGGTAGAAGAACAGGGAGCCGTGGACGCTCCCGTAGGTAAAGGACTGACCTATGATTATTAACGGATTTGATTTTAGAGAAACTTGCGGGGCGTGTCCCGAACAATATGAAGTGTTTGATTTCAAAGGGAACCAGGTAGCCTATATCCGTCTGCGTTGGGGGACGCTACAAGTAAGTGCCCCCGATTGGAACGGGGACACTATCTATGAGCATTCCTATGATGACGGGTGGCTAGGTTCGTTCCCTAGCGACGAGGAACGCACGGCTAAACTTAACACTATCGCAAACATATTATATGCCCGTGTTTACGGGGAAGGGTAAATTTATGCTAGACCAAAACACAACCTACAATCTTGACGATAGCGGTCCTATCGTAAAGGAACGCTTTGACGAAGCGACCTGCCGTGACGAATTTGAGGGCGACAACATTTGCATTCTGCACGGGCTTGAAAAGGCTATGGTCGGGACAATGGAAATCAACAGGACCATTGAAAAGGACTACACCCTTGCAGACCTTGAAAAATGGCTAGACGCTCACAACTTCACGTCCGACTGCAAGGTTTTCAGTATCGCCAGGGCAACCACCGACGTTCTTACGATTGCCCTAATCAAAGAGTGGGTCGCTCTTGACGATTACCGCACGTTCCTGTTCAATCGGGATTTCACGGAGGACGTGCCCGTGACGGTAGCGGTCTATGAACGCAACCTGTGTATCAAGTGTATCGCTGACACCTACGACGACAAGGATATTGCGGAACTGCACAGGGACGAACACACCGAAGAAGAACTTAAAAACCCCGACCTGCTGCGGGAATTGAAACTGCGTGACGCAGAAGAATTTTTTGAATACAATACTATCCGTGCCATCCCCTACGCACACCAGGCAGCACCCATTATCCTGGAAGGCTTTGACGTGGACGACGACAGGTGGGAAGCATTCAAGAAAGCGTGTGATTGACGCTATGTGACTATATAACAATCGTGAACACAACAACATAAAGGAAACCTACAATGGCAATCCAAATTGAAAAAGCAAAACTCATTGAATCCCTCAAAAAAGTAATGCCTGGTGTTGAAACGGGCAATACCGTGATTGACGGCACCGACCTTCTTCTTTTCACAGGTGCGTCTGTCAGTTCCTACAACAGCGAAATCGCTGTGTCTGCTCCGTGCGACACGCAGAACGTTTCGTTCTCCGTCAAGGGTGCGGACTTCTTCAACCTTGTGTCCCGTATGTCCGACGTTATGGTGTCGCTTGAAATCGTGGATAACAAGGTGAAACTCAAAGCGGGTCGCACAAAGGCTTCTATGACCCTGGAAGATTCGTCCAAGGTTATGAACCTTATTCGTGACCTTAACGTGGCTTCCTTGAAGTATGAGGCTATCCCCGAAGCGTTCATTGACGCTGTGAACATTTGTAATCTTTCGGGCAACGCTGAAAATATCCGTGGCGTGGCTGTGAACGATTATGAAGACGGCTCCGCTGTCTATGAAACCGACTCCACCCGTGTCTGCATTAACAAGGTGCCCGAACGTATGGTCCCGTTTTGGGTTGACGACACCACGTTCAACAACGCTTTCAAGGTCGGCACCCCGACGGGCTACTGCGTTAGCGACGCTTGGCTGCACCTCAAGTATGCTGACGGCACCG